AAGCATCATTATTTTGATTTTGTTCTATATTAACTTTATGTAAAGATTGTGCTACTGTATCCCATTGATATTTAATCTTTTCAATAAATCCTGCTTGATTCCTAATTTCTAAATTCAATCTACCAAATTCATCAATAGTTAATTTATTAACAACATTTCCTCCAACAGATAGAGAGGATTTTATTTTATCTACTTCACTCTTAAATTTAGTTAATTCAGAAGTAGATATATTAAAATCAAATAATTTAACTGCTTTAGCAGAACTATTTGATTTTAATATATCTTGTGTATTCTTAATAACTCTTTTAACTTCTGATTCGTATCTATCTAAAATTCTAAATGTTTCAGGAGTAATTAATTCTCCTTTTTTTATTCTTAAATCTAAACTATCTAAATATTTAATAAAAGCATCAATTTTTCTTTTAGTTTCATCTACTTCTTTTATCCCAGAAGGTAATAATTTAACTTGTTCTGTCATTTTATCAGAATTTATTACTTTAGGATTAATTTTATTTAATTGAGATTGAACAAGTTTTTCTGCATTTATTTTTGCTTGTTGTTGTAATTTATAATTGTCTTCTTGTGCTTTATTAATTGCTTTCCCTTGTGTCTGTGCTAATTTTTCTGCTTCTTCTCTTCTTTTTCTTTGAGTTTCTAATAAAGCATTTTCTATTTCTTGTTGTTGTTTTAGTTTTAAATTATAAGCATCTAATTGATCTTTATTGCTTATTTTTGCTTGTTCTTTTGCTAATTTTTCTGCTTCTTTCCGCTTATTTTTTACACTTTCTAAAAAAGCATTATCCAAATCTTTTTGTGCTTTACTCTGAATAGTATAATATTTCTGATGATAATCATTAGATTCTTTTGCTAATTTAGCAGATTCCCTTGCTAATTTCATTTGTTCTTTTAGTGCATCTGCATTTTTCTTTGCCTCATAATCATCATCTGTTCTATAAATATTTTCTTTTCCTGGTTTTGATGTAACAGTAGTTTTAATCCCTGTTTGAGAATTAATATATGTCTGATCTTGCCTTAATGGATCTCCATTAGCTTTTTTTAATTTTACAGTCCTAACTAATTTATCATATTCATCATTCAATTTATGAATTGCTTCTGTTTCTTTGTTAATACTATTTATTACTTGAGATGCTTGCTGTTTAGCAATTTTATTTTTATCTAATATTTCAGTTGTTTTTTGTACTACTTTACCATTTTCTTTTACTGTTTCTGTATATTTTTTTATTGATCCATCTAATTCTTTGATTATTTGTGTATGTTGAGAAGCAACAGTATTGCCTTGTTGTGTTGCTGTTTTTATATTTTCCATTGCTTTTGCAAAATTATTTAGCGTTGAAATTATTTTATCATCTAATGTTATATTTAATTTAATTGATTTTTCGCTTATTTCTTTAATTAAATCTCCGACTGTTTTTTTAAGATTTGTTATGCTTTCTTGATGCAATAATGTTTTGATGTAGATTGCTAAATCGTTGGCGTTGTTTGGCATTTTTAAGTACCTCCTTTATAAAAATAAATAGAGTTGAATAATCCAACTCTATTTTTATATAATCATCATATACTTATACAGTTTGTAATATTTAAGTTTAATTCTCTATCTAATATTTCTTCAATCCTATCATAATCCCAATACCAAATCTCTAATAGATTTATATTATGTTTTTTAGCATATTCTCTTTTCCTACGATCATGTTCTTGTTGATATTTAAATTTTTCTTCTGCGTGTTCTTTACCTAATCCTAAATAATCTACTGGTTTTTCATGTTGAATCCCTTGATATTCAATAAGTAGATTTAGTTTGGGTATGTAAAAATCATAAGATAAATTACCATTTCCCAATCCTAATAATCCATAAAATCCTTTTTGAGATATATAATTTATAAGAATAAAATTATCCAACCACAATTTTATTCTTTTTTCACCTTTTGATTTAGAACATTCTGGGCAACATCTTCCATTATTTCTATCAGCAATTCTAACAAACCATTCATGTTTGGAATCTTCATTACATTGCCACCAAACATACTTACCACTACATGAAGTTACATCATAAGGTGTTAAGTTACCGTTCAATGTAGGATGCCATTCTTTTGCTAATTCAGAATTCTTTGTTGCTAAACAATTAGATAATCCTACTTGTCTTCCAGCACAAACTGCACATCCTTGCTTTAATGAATAAATATTATGCCAGTTCATTTCAAATATTTCATTACATTCTTCTTTAAAGCATTGCCATTTAAGTTTTTCGATTGCCCCTTTATAAATATCACTAACTAATTTAAAATTTTTATTATTTTCTATTAACCACAATTTGATATTATGTATAGTATATAAATTAGAAGTATGAAATTTTTCTGGTATTTTACCTAATTTCAAATTATTTAAATTAATCATATAATAATATCCTTTTTCATCTTTTAATGCTAATTTTGTAGAATTATTTTTATATTCTTCACTAATTAATTCATAACCTAAATTATTAACAAATTCTTTTACTTCTTCATATGTAAATTTTCTACGCATAACATAATCTCCTTTATAATTAATTATATTGTTAAATCTTCTCCTCAATCATAAAAAATAAAAAGGAAAAGGGTTATGAGGAGATATTTTAACCCTTCGTTAGTTAGTTGTACGGACTAACCTATCCCTAAATTCAAAACAAAATTTTATAATTAATTAATAAAAAATACAAAAATATACATAAAAAAAAATATACATATAAAACACAAACTAAACACACCAACATATAAATAAACAAAAAAGAGAGGAGCATTTATTCCCTCTCTCTAATTATATTACAATCATTATGTTATATATCATATATCATTATGTAATATTACAATTATATTTATATTCTTTATTAATCAATTATAAATAAATCAACTAACCAAAATTAAAAATTACTAACCATACCACCTTTCCTAAATTCATCTTTAACTAATTCACAAATAAAATCTACACCTTTACTTTTCACACGAGTATTCGTCTTTTTAAACTCACTTTTATCACCTTCATTAATAGTCACACTAGTTGTCTGAAAATAATTCTCATAATCTTTATTAGGATGATTTGTATATTTATCATTAGATTTTTTCTTAGACAAAATACCTTTATTCCTCAACAATTCAGTTAACTTAATCACAGAAATTTTTAAATTAATCTTATCATTTTCACATCTAGTAGAAATAATTTTTGCCGTGTCTGTGAATGTATGAGTAGAATCTGTTCCTAAAAACCAATCAAATTTATCTGCTTTAGGTTTTAATAATTTATTATCTTTTAATGCAGTAAAGTATAAAATTGCACGATCTTCTTCACTCAAATCCAAATATGTATTAACTAAATCTGTGGTATTATATTGTGGTAGAAATGCTTTTGCTAGTATGTCTTTTGCTTTTAGTTGATATTGAATTAGTTTTTCTGTTACCTCTGGTTTATTACTTTTCATTTTTGGAGTAATAGATATTTTTGCTAACCAGAGTGGAAGAAAATCGAGTTCAATGCATAAAGTTTCTTGATTACCGCCATTTGTAGGCAGGACGAAATTCCGTCCACCTTTAGAAATCACTATATCTTCTTGAGTTTTTAATCTTTCACTTTTCATTTGACCTTCTGATAATCCAATCCCTTGACATACCCAATTTACACCAACATAAACTTTCTCAGTTTCAATATCTTGCACCGCTAATAAATTTGCACCATTAAATTCTACTTCTTTTACAATTAAATTATTTTCCATAATATATAATCTCCTTTTTTATTTTAATTTTTATTTTATAGTTTTATTTAATTTTTTATTTTCATCTGAGCCATAAAATATATTATCCATCTGGACAACTTATTTAATTAGTTATTATATTATTGTATTATTATATTAAACTATAAATTTAAAAGGAGAATCCCTAATTTCCATATTAACACCACCTTTTTATATTGTATTTACATAATATTATGTCTGTTTTTTATGTTATTTGTATTATACAATAATAAAATAAATATGTCAACATGAAAATAGGGAGGATAGAAGATTTATTTATGGAAATATTTTATTTGTTAGTTATATGAATATTATAAAATTTTATGAAATTTACCAATTTTACAAAGTATTGAAATGTAAGGGTTTGTGGGATTGTATTTCATGATCAAATGCGGTTTTTATGTTGATGTTAATTCTTTATTCTTATTCATCAATTCTTTAATTTTATCTCTAACTTGTGCTTTACTTATAGGTTTAATATATGAAGCTCTAGTTGTCTCAGTAGATCGATGATTTCCCATTTCAGCAGCCAATGAGAGATCTCCTGTCTTTTCATAAATACTATTTAAAGTTGTTTTTCTCACGCAATGGCAGTGAAAATCTTCTAATCCAATAATAGTGCCTATATTCGTAATTCTTCTTTGTAAAGAACCCTTACTCATTTTACGGTATACTTTTCCATAATAACTTATAAATAAAGCATCTACCTCAAGATTATCTATTTCTTTTCTTGTTTCAAACCATTCTTGAATTAATATTAATGTTTCTTCTGATATGGAAACTTCTACCATATATCCTCTTTTTTCTCTTATATTAGTAAAAACACAATTTTCTATATCTAAATCACTTATTTTAAGTTTTTCTACAGCACCTATTCTATTGGCACTATCCAATAATACTTCAAAAAGAAGTTTATCAATCACGTCAAATTTCTTTTCATTTTTTAGACCTTCACGAATTTGTTCTATTTGTGTATCAGTAAGAAAATAAGAATTTATTATTTTTTCTTCATTAGCACCTTTCATTCTATCTAATTTTTTATCAAATGGATGTCTATCAATTAAACCACGCTTCATAGACCATAAATAAAAAGTTGATACAGCAGCAATTTTATTATTAATAGTTTTCTTATTATTCTTTAAAGTATCTTGACAAAAACTAATAAAACTTTCCATTATGTCTACCGCATCTATAAAAATATCTTCAGAATATAAATCTATATTATTCCATTCTTCTGCAAGAAAAACCAGGAATTGCATGAAATTACCAGCATATGCCTTGAAAGTAGTATCTTCAACATCTTTATTCTTAATAATATTAGATTTAAGATATTTTTGATATTTAATAGTATTGCTTGGATTTATCTTATCTTGTTTTTCTTTAGTAAAATATTTTACTTTAGTAATTTTAGGGTTAGCCATTAAATCACTTCCTTATTATTTTTTAAAATTTATAATACAAAAATATACATTACTATAATGCAATATATATTAATCTACAATAAATAAAAAAGAGCAAGATAAATTAATATCCCACTCTTTAAATAAATCATATTTTATTATTTTTATTATTTATTATACTCTACTTCAATTTTCTTCTCAACTAATCTCATACTCATATGTAACCTATTTATCATACCTAACAAAGTTTCTCTAGTCTTAGTAGTGTTACTTCCTACTTCAACCTCATCATATTCCTCTTGCAGTTTCAATAAAGTTTTTACTTGAAATTCTGCATGATAAGGAATATCATAATTTTCTTTCCATTGTTCAAACTCTCTCTTCACTCTCTCGCTTAGATTATTCATGTTTGTAATCTCCTTTTTAATTTTAATTTTTAATATTTTATTTTAATAGAGTAAAGATTATTAAATTTTTATCTTTACTCTATACTATGTATCTAACTAATTAAATAATTCTTATTCAACTACTTCTTTCTCATCTTCACTCACAAAAATACCCTTAACCCTATCCCGAAAACCTTTACCCGCCTTAAAAAAAACCTTCCAAGAATCTTCGCTCTTAAATTCTTGACCTTTCTTTTCACCTACTTGAATAATACCCTCTCTACCTTTTGTTGCTTTCTTTGAAAATTCTCCAAAGTCTACAATTTTCACAGGTTCATCATTTGCAACAGTATCCATGATTAAATCTAAAAACACCTCGCCGTAGAATTCAGCCTGTTTTTTAGAAATTTTCTTAGATTTTTCTACTTTGTCTGCCTCAAATTCTACCATTTTCTCGTTTAGTACCTCTTGAAATCTCACCATTAATTCTTTCTTCGTCATAATAATCATTTCTCCTTTTATATTATATTATTTTTATTTCCTCGAATTCTTTTTCCGAGGTTGTTATTAGTATACATTTATATTTATATTCTGTCAACTGGTAATTTGGATTTATTTTTAGATTATTTTATTTAATTTAGGTAATTTATATTATTATTTTAAATGAGGGACGGGTAATAATTACTTAACCACATCACTACCCAATTTCTTCCTTAAAGCACTCTTTAAAACTTCAACATGACTATTGCTACTTTTTATATCTTTCTTTGTCTCATTTATAAAATCCCTTGGTTCATTCCAAGGTTGACTCATTGACCCATAACCATACTCAATATTATATGCCAATGACTTACTTAAATCTATATCTCCATAACCACCATGCCTTGATGCAAAATCATGATTAAAATCTGCATTATCTTTAATCTCTAATACACCATCATTAATTAAATTAGATTTCATTTGTTCAATATCTCCAAGTGAACCATTTTGAAGATTTCTACGTTCATATTCAATTGGGTTAGGATAAGCACTATAAACATCAGTTTGTACATGGTTACTAATTTTTTCCTTGACATGAGAAGCAACTTCTTTTTTTAATGAATCATTAACCTGTTTCTGAATCTTTGCGTGTATTCTTGCTAATTGGTCTGCTAGTGAATTTCCTATTTATATCACCTCTTTTAATAATAAGATATTTAATTCTCTTATTAATATTTCTTCTAAATTATCAAATTCCCAATAAGGTATTCTAATTAACTGAATATCATTATTCATTGCATATTTATTTTTCATTCTGTCATGTACTTGTTGTTTATTATATCTATTTTTTGCTTGTTCGATAGATTCATTTTTATATTTGATTATTCTAAAATGAAATTCACCATCATATTCAATAATTAAATTTAATTTTGGTATATAAAAATCATATCTTAATAAACCTCTACCTGTGCCTATTAAACCATCAAATTCTTTTTGTGTAATAAAATAATTTTTATTATATTTATTTTTATCTTCTAATTTATCAAAATTTTCTTGTGATATTTTAGTCCAATCTCTAATAATTAAAACTTCATCTATTTTCTTTTCACCTTTAGATTTATTACACTCTGGACAACCTGAACCATTTTTATGATTTCTATTATTAATTTTTATATACCAACTATGATTGCATTCTTTACATTTCCACCAAGCATACTCGCCACTTCCTGGAGTATAATCCTCTGGTCGTTTATCATTCTTTTTATAATCCCATTCTTCGCATAATTTAGGGTTGCAAACTAATAAATTATAATCTTCAGATGCTAATTTCCCAGCACAATATGGACAACCAGTTTTTTTACTATATCTATCATTAATATTAGTTTTCCACACATGTTTAGGATTTTTACTACATTGCCACCAAACATGTTCATTATGAGTAGGAAAAATATCATAAGGAGTTAAATCTCCATTTAAAGTAGAATGCCATTCTTTTGCTAATTCTGGATTTTTAGTTGCAAGGCAATTTAATAAACCTAATTTTTGACTAGAACAATATGGGCAGCCTCTATTATTGCCTGAAATATGATTCCAATTGCTATCAAATTCTTCACCACAATTATCTTTTAAACATTTAAATAATAAATTATCACTATTATTTTTATATATTTTACTTAATAATATAAAAGGTTTATTATTTAATTTTAACCAAAGTTTAATATTTTGTATTGTATATGGATTTAAACCATGAAATTTAGAAGGTATTTTACCCATTAATAAATTATCTAATACATTTAAATAATAGAATCCATCATTATCTTTAATTGTATATTTACTATAATAATTAGCATGAATTTCATCAATTAATTCATAACCTAAATTATTATAAATACCTTCAATATCTTCATATGTATACTTTCTTTTACCCATAGTAATCCACTCCTTGTTAGTATTTTATCTTTCATTTCCTTGTGATTTTTACTTAAGTAACAAAATATTCCAATAAATAAAAATAAAAAGAAGAGAGGATACAAGGATTCCTCTCTTATCAATTGGGTTAATTACTCCCAATCTATCTAAATTAAATTATTCTAAAATTATCCTATTAACATTTTTCATGTAATCTTTCATGACATTTTTCACATAAAGTAATATATTTAATTTTCATCTGTACACCTATCATCCAATTAACTATATTATCTAATTCTTCATTACTATAATCTTTTTTATATTTATAATATGTATATCCTAATCTATTCAAACATTCATCTAATAAATCTGAAAATGATTTTAAATGATGCAACTCTAACCCTACGGTCTCTTCGCAACATTCACATTTATCTTTTATTAATAATGGTCTTACATATTTTTTAAATTTATTTCTAACATATGATTTTAATAACATATCAAAACCACCTTAATTATCGTTTTCATCTTCATTATATGCTCTTTCAGATTTACTTTCATAACCCATATCATCATATATTTCATATAATTCTTTATCAGGATGTAATTCTTTTAATTTATTCTCTTCAATTTCCCTAATACTAATATTATTTTCATACTCTAATTTCCATTTATCCTGTTTCTTCTTCAATAATCTTAATTCTTTAATTTGAGATTGCGTTAAATTCCTCTCTTTAGATAACTTCTCTAACATATTAATCTTTTGAGTTATTGATCTTTTCTCATCTGCTAAAACTTCTTTATCTTTGCTTAAAA